CCTTTACCTCGAGTATCAGCAGGCGACGCTGGCGCGGGATGCGAACAACTACCAAGCGGCCAACAAGATTGCGCTGGCGGGCAGCGACCGCCTGAACGACTACGCGGACTCGGACCCTATCGATGTGATCGAGACGGGACGTAGCGCGGTGCGCGCCAAGGTGGGCCTCTACCCCAACACGCTCCTGATGGGCGCGCCGGTCTTCGACAAGCTGAAGCACCACCCGGTGATTCTCGACAAGATCAAGTACACCCAGACGGGTGTGCTGACCGAGGAGCTGCTTGCCAGCATCTTCAGTATTCCGCGAGTCGTGGTCGGCAAGGCTGTCGCCGTCGACGATGCCGGCGTCCAGTCTGACATCTGGGGTAAGGACATGATCCTGGCCTACGTGCCGACGGTCATCACCGGTGTTCGTCAGCCGAGCTACGGCTATACCTACACGATGGACGGGCACCCCCTGGTCGAGTCACCGGAGTGGGATTCAACGCATCGCTCATGGGTTTACGGCATGAGCTATGAACGCGCACCGGTGCTGTCTGGCATCGAGTCGGGTTACCTCATCCAGACGGCCGTCGACTGATCGAATCCCTGGTGGGCGCGGGAACGACCTCGTAGCAGTCGTGACAGCCGGGAGAGACCGGCCACTTATCTACCAGGAGCTTTGAGCCATGTCCAAGATCCACGTGTACGTCAAGACGCCGCTGAAGCGTAACGGCAAGATCATTCCGCCGAGCGATGAAGCAATCGAGCTACCGGCCGATGAGGCCAAGTCTCTGATCGCCGTCGGCGCGGTCGTGCCACGTGATCTGGCAGCTCCTTCCGCAAACCATGCCAGCGAGAGTGGCGATGACCCGTCCGGCTCTGGATCCGCCGGCGGCGAGCCCAGTGAGAAGACCCCCGGCGCCGGTGACCCTGGCGGCAATGATCCTGCGTCGTCTGGTAAGGCGCCTGGTGCGGTCAACATCAACCAGGCCACGGCGGCTGAGCTGGCCAAGGTCAATGGCGTCGGTGAGGAGATTGCCAGTGCCATCGTGGCGCTGCGCGAGAAAGACGGTCCGTTCCAGTCCCTTGATGGTCTGACGGCGATTTCCGGCATCGGGAAGGCGACCGTCAAGAAGCTGGCAGATCACCTGACGGTCTGATCGTGAACTACGCGACGCAAGCTGATCTCATCACCCGCTTCGGCGAGAACGAGCTCATGCAGCTGGTGCCGAACGAGGCCGGTGATGAGATCGATGCGACGCGAATCGATGCGGCCCTGGAAGACGCCAGCCGACACATTGACTCGTTCATTCGGATGCGGCGGTCGGTACCTGTGGATCCGGTCCCTGAGGTGCTGGTCGGTGCGTGCTGCGATATCGCCCGCTTCAACCTGCACGACGACCACGTGCCCGAAGCGGTCAAGGATCGCTACAAGGCGACGGTCCAGTGGCTGAAGAGCATCGCCTCTGGAGCGGCCTCGCTCGGCGATGAAGAAGACAGCTCGACAAGTCTCGGTCGAGTTGTGCACGGCTCCGGCCGGAGCAGCTTCGACTGGGAGGCGCACGGTGCATGAGCGGGCCACTGGATCTGACGCACTGGGTCGCTCGCCTGTCGAGCGAGGTGTCGGCGCTGAAGAACGTCGGCCTTGCTGGCGATCTGCAGCGCGTCAAGAACATCCTTCGCGCCGTGCCCGCGGCCTGGGTGATGCCTGGTGCCGAATCGGTCTCGGCCAACGAAGCCAGCCCACAGCGACGGTATCGAATGCGCTGCCAGGTCCACATCGTCATCGCCATGCGCCACTACGGGGACACAGTGGGCGGCCAGGCGACCGATGCCTTGCGCGATCTTCGCGCCGCGATCGGCGATGTGCTGATCGGCTGGCAGCCGCCCGATGCGCTGGTGCCGGTGATACCGAAGGGCGGCCAGCCCATCCGAATGGCGAGCAATGCCATGTGGTACCGCGAACGATTCGAAACCTCAGTTTGGAGATGAGCAATGCCTGACAAATTCAAAACCCCGCCCGCCGATGGCGGCAGCTACCGCAAGAACAAGGACGGCACGTTCACTCGACTGAGCACGCCGCAGGTTCCCGATCCCGGCAAGACTGCGCGTCGCGCAGCCGCCGAGAAGGCCAAGAAAACCGACGCGCCGAAGGGCGGCAACAAGGAGTAATCGACTATGCCACTCGAAACCTTTGACCTCCGCGCGCTGCGCCACAAGATCGAGTCGGTCGAAGGCACGGCCGAGACTCTGGCTGGTGCCGATGCGATTCAGATCATGGAAGGCTCCGGCCAGATCCAGATCGACGAGCTCGAGCGCAACCTGGACCGCCCGGCCGGCGGCGCCCGGCCCTATGTGCCGGTCCGGCGCCGCGTGCTGGTCACCGGCATGATCGAGCTGGCCGGCGCGGCAACGGCGGGCGATGCTGCGCCGATCAGCGGCCTGCTGCGCAACTGCGGCCACACCGAGACGCTCAATACGTCACCCGACAACGCTGAGTACAGGCCGGTTCTGACCGGGTTCCCCTCGGCTACGTTCGGCTTCTATCACGCTGGCGAGCTGAAGACCGGCGTTGGTGCCCGCGGACGACTGACCTCGATCGAGATGGCAATCAACGACTATCCGAAGGCGGGCATCGAGCTGCTCGGAAAGGTCGAGGCTTACGCTGAACAAGCGACGCCTGCCGATGATCTGACGGCCTTCCAGGATCCGGTCGTCGGCACCGAAGCGAGTATGACGATCGAGCTGGGTGGAGTGGCGCTGGAGGCGGTCAGCCTGAGCCTGGACCCTGGAATCTCGCTACTGCTGGCCTATCACACCGAAGCGACGATCAGTCGTCAGAGCGTGCGCTCGGTGACTGGCACGCTGCGGGTGTATCGGCCGCTGATCGCGACGGCCGATATCCGGTCAATGGCGCAGGCACAGACGAAGCAGACCCTGCTGGTCGACTACGACAGCGGTACGGCTGCCCGCGATCTGTCGCTGCAGGCACCATCGGCGCAGATCGGCGAGCCGCAGGATGTGGATATCGACGGCCTGCGCGGCTGGGATATCCCGGTGCGCTTGCTGCCGGTGAACAACAACGACGACTACACCCTGCGCTTCGGACCCCGGACGTAAGCCATGCGGACCCGGCCGATTGTTGCAATCCTCGTGCTGGCCAGCCTGGTGCTGGCCGGCTGTTCGCACAACCAGCACCGCGCGGCGGCCGAGACGGCCTATTACCAGGCCCAGGCGGCCGCCGCGTCGGATCGCTCGCCGATCGTGGAGTTCGTGGCTCGGCCTGGCGAAGCGATCACCCTGGCGGGCGTGGAGCGCTTCGCTGTCTATGCGCCGGCCGATGCAGATCCCGTCCGCCAGTACCAGGCAGGCCCGCACCCGGGCGTGCAGATGCTCAGCATCCTGGCTGATGCAGGGCTGAAGGGCTTCGGTATCGATCGCCTGGCGAGCTTCGGCATCGCGGCGATCGAGAACGCGGGCGGCAACAGCTCGGTGGTGACCACGACGACTGTCGGCGGCAACCTGGGAGACACCCAGACCGATGCCAGCCGCACCCGGATCGATGACCGCTCGGTCAGCGCCCGCGATATTCGCGGAGATGAAACGCACACGCGCGGCGATGAAACGATCGACAGTTGTATCGGTGATCAGTGTCGGAATTCGTCTCCGGGGCCGATCGACCAGAGCGACAACTCGGATAATTCCGACAACTCAACTCAGACTCCGCCGCCTGATCCGGACCCGGATTCCGGTGGCTAGTGGCTGAAATCGGTGCCTTATTCGGACCCGCAAAAACAGAGGGAGTATGCGCGCAAGCACTACCGCGACAACAAGGAAGCCTATAAGCAGCGGGCGGCGAATCACACCAAGCAACAGCGCGCCCGATTGCGAAAATTCATTTGGGACTTTCTGAGAAAGAACCCTTGTGTCGACTGCGGTGAGGCCGATCCGGTTGTACTTGAGTTTGATCATCGAGATCCAGCCTCAAAGCGCTTCAATATTGGCAATGCAGCCTCAGGAGCCTATTCCCTGAAGACTGTGAATAGAGAGATGAAAAAGTGTGACGTGAGGTGTGCCAACTGTCATCGGAGGAAAACCGCGATCGACTTTAGTTGGCCCAACTATTGATTGCATCAACAACCAGGAGAACACGATGGCTGTCCGCCTCAAGATCGCTGATACTTACAAGCGCAAAGTCGAAATCGAGCTGCCCGGGACCGGAACCGAGCCCGAAAAGCACACGATCACCGTCACCTACCGCGATATCGATCCGGAGCAGCTGCAGACCGACGAAGAGCGGCTGGCCAGCCTGATGAAGTCGCTCTATCAGCTGATGGATCAGCTGAAATCGGGCAAGCAGGATCCCGCGACGATCGACCCGATCGTCGAGGATCTGAAA